GAAGTCAACTCTACTTCGTTTAATTTAACTAACACTTTATTTGTTAATGTAAGAAATGTCTCAGCCATTATCCATCCTTAAAAGAGTTGGGAGGGCAGCTTATGCCGCCCCCCGTATTAGTTATGCAAGTTGGTCACGGTCTACTTCGTCTGCACCGATTGAACCAATGTCGTCAATGTCCATCAGAACAGCGTAACAACGTACCACACCTGCAGTAGTTGTACCTGTCATTGCTTGGAGCAGGATATCAATTGTATCTGCTGTTCCACCTACAATTACAGGATTAAAGGCTGCTGCTTGTGGTGAGTAATCACCTGCTGATGCACCGTCAAAGTCAAAGCCGTCAACAAAGTTATCAACGTCACCACCCGTTACACCAAAGTCAAATGCAGTATCGGTGGACGTACCTGCGTGAGCAGTAGTCACCTCAAATCCTGCATGAAGGATCAGTGTGTTAGCTGGAACGGTAATAGCCTTAATAACATCAGCAGATGCAAGTGCAGTGCCTTTGCTAGTTGCGGCTGTCGCAAAATTGACAGAGTTCTGGACATAGTAAGGTTTACGACCACGTGGCGTGTTGCCAGTTTGGGCGATAGAAAGATCAACTGTTGCCATGATTTATTCCCCCTTATATACCAGACACATAAAACGCACGAGAGAGAGCCTCTGGGCGTAGAATTTTGCGTCCATACAAATGCATACCACGAACAATATCAGCAAAGCTGTCAGGGTCACGATATGTCTCAGTCTTGTTAATCTGCTCTGCAGTAGCTACTGAACCGCTATGACCAGCACAGATCACACCGTAGTGTGTTGAGCCAGTTGCAGTTGCGCCAGTAGGACCATCGCCAATAGCAGGAAGGTTATTAGAAACGTAAACCTTAAAGCCATGTACGTTGTTCAGAACAAGACCGTTCTGCAGACCTGAAGTCTGACCACCAAAGTCTGCATCCATGAGGCGCGAGTCTTCGTCACGCAGTAGTTCAGCAAACACAGGGTCAATTACAAGCCAGCGTCCTGAAGTCTCAACATTCTGTTGATCCATCTTACGAGCCATACGAGCAATAACAGCGAGTGGAGTTGCGTTAGCAGTAGTAGTATTCAAGCTATCGCCACCAGCACGAGGCTTAACAACAATTGAGTTGCTGGCAGTACCGCCGTTAAAGTCAGCAGCGTCAACAAGCATAGAAGCAAGCAATTCGTTAGTCGCAGCAGTTGAGACAGCCTTTACACCGTTAGATGTGGTGTTTGCTGTATCAGGTGCGCTATGAATTGCAGACTGCTTGAAGCCGCACATATAACCAAGCACGTCTTGGTCAAACTGGTCTGACAGACGGTAAGCTGCACGGTTAGATGCTAGTTCTTGGAAATTGATATGAGAGTGAGCCTCTTCAATATCATCTACTTTGAATGCAAAGTAGTTAGCCTTATCAATAAGCAGGGTGAACTGCTCATCGTCAAGGTCTTGTGGTTGGATAGTCTCGCCACGAGAGTAGGTCTTAACCGTAATCTCTGGCTCTTTGATAATGTTAACTTGGTCGCCCATGTTAGCAATGTCACCAAAGTAGTCGTTATTGGTGATTGCTTCTACTACCGATGCCTTGCGGAATGCAAGTTGCACCTGTTTGGAGTAGATAATAGGGGAGAAGTTACCATTCGGCAGGTTGCCATAACCTGCTGCAGTGGAAAATGCCATTGTTATCTCCTATTATAGCATTATACAGATGCAAACCATTCCATCGTAATCACAGGGCTGACAACGTAGGGTGTGTATCTTGCAGCAGTGGCCGCTGCTACATTCAACAGGCCAAGTATATCAGGTAATCTATATTAGATTGGATGTTTGCGGATTGTGTAAAAGCAGGTAATTAATCTGCTTTCACCTCTTAGTACATATAGTTATACTAATATTCTATTGTATGTCAAGTCTTTTTTTGTTTTTCTATCTCAAGAAAATTCAAGTTCATGCTAAAAGACCTGCGTTCACCCTTAGTGGTGAATGGATATACACAGTGAAATAGTTCAGAAGGAAAGATATAGAAGTCTCCTACTTGTGGTTTTACCAGAAAATTAGTGCTGTTATAACCTGATGATGTTCCATGTGCAAACTGAATATGACCATGAGAAGGATGATGATCTTTGTAATCTTCTTCCCACTCATCCTCTATGCCATCTGGCAGTGCAAGGTAGCCTACGCAAGAAAGTTTAGAACCCGTATGAATATGTAACGGATTGTATTCATTCTCATACTGACGTACAAACCAAGCAGAAATTACCTGCACACCATAGTCGTACTTTTCAATGTCTACGTTACGTGAGCCAAACGAGTTACGTAACTCGCTATAGGAGTGGTACTGCCCAATAAAGTTACTAAGACCTTTTGTAGCAATGCCCGTAGCCTCATCAGTAAACGCTAGTTCTTGTTTAACTTTCCCAACCAAATAGTCGGAATAGTCTTCTAGGTTGTCATTCATGCAGTTATTTAGTCCGTCCACCATTTCTTGTGGCATTTTAAAGTAACCCATTGTAGGGCCAAACGGACTAATAAACTGTACATCCTCTTGAGGAGTAAATATATTACTCATCGTGCAGAACCAGATACATCATAAATAAACTTGCCGCTACGAATGGCTTCCATTATTTCGTCTGCCATCTTTTCGTATTGTGCCGGATTCATCTTCTGTACCTGAGACTCACGCAAATAGCTATCAGCTTCGCTATCTTGAGGTTTACTCCTAGAAGTTTTTGTCTTGACTGTCTCAGCAGCACCCTTATTATTCTTCTTCTTAGGTTCTTTGTTAATTCCTCTATCTGCTTTGTAGAGGTCAATTGCTCTTGCTGCTGATCGTGCGTCATTATCATTCTCATACAGTGCGTCTTGTACCCACTTAGGTTGTTCATCTGCCCAATCGTGAAAGTCATCACTGTCTCTTATCTCATCAAAGTCAGGATGCATTTGCATTAACGCTGCTTCTGCTTTTTCTTTACTAGCAGAGTTTTGCATCTCATCAATTGTTTTAAGACGCTCTTCAAGTTCTGCAGACTGCTCACGTGCTTTCTTCATTGCAATTGTTTCAACAATAGCTGCTACGTCAGGGTATTCTTTTGCCCACTCTTCAATGTCATCATCCGACTTAGGCAGCTTCATTTCTTTTTTAGTAGCTGCAGAGAGTTGTGACTTTAGTTCTGCAAGTTCAGACTTAAATTCTTCTGCTTGTTTTTGTTGGTGTCGGCGTAGGTCAGAGTAACGCTTCTTAAATGTTTTTTCTTCTGCGCCTTTAGGTTCTTCTTCAACCTCTTCTGGCTCTTCTACCTCGCCTTTTTGTTCTTTAAGAAGTTGTTCTAGTTCTTCTTCATCTTTCTTATTGCGTTCCTCACTAGTGTAAGGCCGTGCCATCATAGATACTTTTTTTGGTGACTCTACCACCATTTCTTTTTGTTGTGCTTCTTCAGCCATAATATCTTCTTGTGCCATTGTATTCTCCTCGTTGGGGCCACCGTAGCCATACACCTGTCGGGTAGATGGGGGATGAGTAGCCAACATATTGTAGATTATTTTTTAGAAGCTAATCCACCACGCTTCATCTTTTTAGCTTTAGGTTTAGGTTTAGATGCTAGGCCACCGTCTTTAAAAAAAGCACCAGAAGGAGGACGATCTCTATCGTCTGGTTTATTAGACGCACCCGTATTTAAATTATCTCTAGGGTCATCTCCTCTGTCATCGGGTCCAATATTAATTGTTCTCTCAGGTTTTGGTGGTGTAAATTCCACATCAGGTCTACCCCTATCACCTAACACTCTACCACCCGGTGCTTCAAATGGATTGATAAGACTACCCGGTTTACCAGCTACAGGTGTTTTACTACGTTGATTTCTATCTTTTATTCTTGTGACAAGATTACTTTGTTGAGTATCATCATCTAGTTTATCTATTTCTTGTTCTATATATTTTTCATATTCTTCTATAGCATTTTTCATTTCTTTGCTGCGATTAAAAGCAGGAAGAGTGCGTTTAAGTTCAGCTACACTATCTAATGCGCCAGCACGTGCTTGCCCTTTTACCTCTGCGTTTGCTATGGCATTTTGTGCTTGTTTAGAATTTGCACCAAATTCATCAATTGCTGCTTTGATAGCATTATATTCAGTAGCATTAACTTTAAATTTATTTACTCCTATAAACTCAGGCTGTAAAGGATTTTTAGGATCAACTTTATACAAAGGTTCTTGTAGAGTAGCAAAGTCTCCGGGTTTTAATTCATTTTGAAATGCTTTTGCTATAGCACCTACCCCACCTAAAACGGGGTCTTTAAAATCAAAAGATACGCCATAAGTAGTGCCACCTACAGATATTCTACCTCCACCCGGTCCAAACTTTTCTTCTTCTTCTTTACGTCTTGCTTCATCTCTCGACTGACTATCTGCATCTTCCATGCGAACACTAGTAGTTTGTGGAGTCGTAGGTGTTACAGTAGTATCTTCTACCTTTGGTGCATTAGGATCATACGGTTTGTATCCCTCTGTTATCTTAGCTTTTTCTGCTTCATTTAGAGGTTCACCTGTGGCTTTATTATATATGACATTAATTATATTACCTTCATCATTAATAAACTGCCGTGTTTCTTGCTCCACGTTTGGTGCGCCACCTCCAATAAAAGGAGTATACTCTGGAATTTCTTTTGGTTGATATGTAGGCACAGGTGCTTGTTGTGGACGCGCTGGTTCTGCTATATCAGGTTGATACTGTGCAGATGCTGCTTGCACAGGAGATGTTGCAATGCCTGACGTACCCGGTGTAAAAAATACTCCCGCTTGTTGATTAGGCATGGGCATACCACCCACGTTAAAGTTCTGTGTATTATCGTCTATTTCATCGTCCATGTCAAGATCATTTATATCAAAAGGTAAATTATCTGGCATAGTAGCTTCTTCACTATTACCCATCTGACCCATCTCATCCATCATCTTGAGGCCCATCTTAGCTTCTTGACGCATTTGCATAAGTTTTTCAAGACCAATGTAACGCACCACATCGGCAGGAAATACAAACTCTCCCTCACTTAACTGTGCTGGAATATCATCGCGCACTTCTTCTTGTGACGAACCCGGTGGTACATCATTGCCAGATACAGGGTCTACAGTGCCGCCATCATCTTCAAGACCGCCATCATCAAACATGCTCATTTGTCTATCCATTGGTATTGCTCCACCTTCATTTAAATGCCGTACTACAGGAATATATGGCCTAACTTTTTCAAACATACTTTTTTCTTTTTCCACGTCAAACACACGCTCTGGAGGAAAAGTGTCTAGTTTATCTTTTGCAGGTTCTAATTCAGATAAATATTGATCTGTTTTATTTCTGCGTTTATCAGAGTGTGGTATACCTGCGTTTTCAAAACGGTCTTCAAAAGCATCGGCTATATCTCTAGCATTTTCTGTTGTATTTAAATATTGTTCAAGAACCTCTAAATCACCTTTACCTATTTTTAATTTAGACTTCCAACCAATATCATTTTTATTTTTAGCAAATACAGAATCAAGAATATAATCAATTTGAGATTCAGCACTATCTTTTTTACCTGAATCTTTTAAGTATTCTTTGTACCAAGATTCATTACCTACATTTTTTTGGTAATCATCAAACTGAAATAATCCTACACCTCCACCTTTGATTGTTCTAGGATCGCTAGGTTTACCAGACTTTGTTTGTTTTTGTTTATAATCAAAAGAACCACTAGTTTCAACATCTATATTAGCCATAATAGCTGCTATAGCTTGATTACGTAGCCCTCGTTTTTGTAAATGTTTTAAAACTCTTTCTTTATTTTTAGCATATACAGCAGCTTTTTCTACTTTTAACTTCTGTTGTACAGCTTTAGAAGGTTTAGGTTTTGGTAGTGCCATTTCAGACATTGTTTACTTCATCCCGTAATTGCTTTAATTTACGTAGTGCTAACACAGAACCCTGACATCTATACACTATAGTAGAATGTTCTGCTTGTTCCATTGAAGTATGTTGTTCTTCAATAAGAATATCTATATAATTACTGAACGCTTCCCACTGGGGGTTGCTGTTGGTCATTGGCTTGAGGCGGCTGACCACCTGCTTGCGGTGCTTGTACTTGTCCATTTCCACTAAATCCTTGTTCACCCGGCACAGGAGCCTGTCCAGTGCCTATTGTACCGCCACCTGCACCTGTAGGGTCAAGAGGGTTAGCTGCTGCCTGTGGGCCTTGTGGCCCCGGCTGCGGCAGTTCCTGTTGGAACCCTTTCATAATCTCTGCCTGTAGTGCGGCCTCATCCATATTATTGGTTACTTTGTCGGGGTCTAAATCCATAGACTTTGCAATCTCACGAATTACATACTGGAACTTAGCAAAGGGTGCTAATGCTGGGCTGCTTGCAATCTGCAAGAACTGCATCAGGCGTTGGCTACGTACTTCGTTAGCCATAAGACTTTCTGTTCCACGTGCTTTAACTTCTAAATCACCTTTAATTTCTTTGTCAAAGTCAAACTGCATATTAAAGCGGAAAAAACCTTCACCTAGTGGGCGCAGCAAATAATCATCTACATTTTTAATAACTGTTTTAGTGCTACCCTGTGCGGCACCCATAAGCATAGAGATACCAGATGCAGTACGACCTACACCCGTTACACCTGTTTGCCCATGTGCGAATGATGGGAAGCCTGTGCTTTCATCTGCTAACACACGTGCTTTATCAAACAACATCATATTTTCGCTAGATACGTTAGGAAACTTAGTTCCAAAAATAGCCTGACCCGGTGCGCCACCCTGTCTACGGAATATCTTACCCGGATACAATGACAGGTCTTGACCCGGCACAAGGTTTGTTTCATCAACTTCTACGATTAAGTTTCCTGACAGCACAGCGTTATCAACAGCCATACGCATAAAGCCATTCATCAATGTCTGTGTATCGTCCATGTTCTCCGCAATACCAATACCAAAGAACGAGTACGGGTTTAGTTCATACGGTGAAGCATGATATGGAATTTTGCTAGGCTTAAATGGATTAAGCACCATACGGATAAGTTTGTTATTACATACCCAGATGTTTGCTTGCAATTCATCAAAGTCTTGCAACTCATTTGGTATTTCTACGCCTTGATCCAAAAGCATTTCGGTATCACACATACCCCAATACTCAAGAACTTCAAACCTGTCAATACCATGTTCTGGTGCGTAGTCAGATAGATCGTCTTCCCAATACTTTTTGGTATAATTTTCACCAATCATAATGCACTCATCAATTACTGCACCACGAAAATATGGACGTTTCTTTAAACTACGCAACTGTGAGCGTGACATCTTATGTCTTTGTATTACAAACTGCGCTTCATCCATGTTATTCGCATCAGGGTCTGGATAAAAATCCCAACATGATACGTGTTCAACCTGTGGAACGGTTTTAAACAGTGGACTATATTCACCATCATCTCCCCAATTAGGATACTCTTTGTCTGTAGCAAACGGACCCTTCATTACACCTGTGCCAAACAATGCCATTTCAAATGCGGCATTGCGTAAATGTTTAGATGCTCCTGACTCTTCTAGCTGGTCATGTATTTTCTTTTGCATCTTCTTAGCTGCAATCATAGCAGGGCTAAATGTAATTGCTGTAGGTGTTTTACCCGGACCTTCTTTTAATTTATCTTGCACAGGCTCTAGTTTATTTTGTACTACCCCTAACTTTTCTTGTAGGGTCTGTGCAGTAGCACCCGGCTCTAAGTCATTACCATCACCTGCAAAACCGTATGGGCTAGTAGATAGTGCAGTTTCTCCACGCAATTGTTCTGGCTCTTGTGGGTCAAAGCTAACATCTTCAACTACGCCCTCTGGTAATTCAGTAGGCTCTACAGATAAAGGAAAACGCTGGTTAGCAAATAGAACATCTACAATCTGTCCATAAGCTGCCAGCGTCTTTGTCTTTGTTACTTTAATAAATACGCGAGACTTCTCTGCCTCAGTAAACTGCACGTCAGGTCCATACAAACCACGGTAGTTACGATATGCTCGTAACCATCTTTCTTCATCTTGATAACGATAATCTTCTGATCGTGAGTATCGGTCCATAATAAATGGAATCATACCTGCTACATCGCTATCCTCCGTTACAGAATCCTCTGTATCTTCCAATGCGATTGCATCATCTTCAATCATAATTTCATCTTCTGCCATTACGCTTCCTTTGCTCCAACTATAGTGCATTTGTAGTCTATAGTTTTCCAATCACCGTCTACAGGTAACTCTTCGTGTAGTGCTTTCATTGCTACACATTGATACTTTTCTTCAAACCACTGAATATCCTGTTTTACACAAGATTGACTATCCATACATGCTATTACTATTAATGACCAAATTATGTTCATGTTAATATCCAAACGTGCTGTCTGCAACAGGCATACTGTTTCTTGGGCCATGCCCCGTATCAAAATCAAATACACTAAATCGTGGTCTG